AAAGCAGTACTAACAAGCCACAAAAACCAAACAAGTCTATTATCCCTCGTGTTTCTGCTAAAAGAAAGAAAAAAGATGCAGAGTATCTTAAGTTAAGAGAAAGGTATCTTAAAGATAATTCCCTATGTAAAGTTAAAGTAAATGGATGTAGTCAACAGGCTACTGATATTCATCATACTTATGCAGGTAGTAACCGTGATACTTATTATTTAATACAAAGTACATGGATTCCTGTATGTAGGAATTGTCACAACTGGATACATGATCATCCAGAAGAATCAAGAGTTATGAATTATTTAAAATGAATTAAAAGTTATGAAGTTATCAATAAAACACACAGACAGTTATAAGAAGTTCTCAATTTTACCAATGAATAGAGAAATTAGATCTAAACATGTAGAAGAATTAGTAGACAGTATAAGAAATATGGGCATTATAAGACCTGTAGTTGCGTGTCAAACTAATGTTATAGAAGGTGAAGACAAGTTATATATAGTTGATGGTCAACATTTAGCCACAGCATTAGAAAGAGAAGGTATGTCAATACCGTATACTACTATTAAAGTAGAAGATGAACAAGAATTAATACATAAAATGGGTAAGTTGAATAATTCATCTAAATCATGGGTATTAATTGATTATGTTAATGCATATAAATTTTGTAATAATGAATATAGAAAACTTTTAAAGTTTAAAAATCTATATAACTTGGAAATAATGATGGTTGCTACAATATGTAGAAATGAATATTCTATTGCATCTAGTAGTCAAGCAATTAAAGGAGGAAGTTTTGAAGTTTCTAATCCAAAAGCAGAAGTAATGTGCAAAGACTTTAGTGATATATTTCTTAAACTGACAAATGTTGATAGATCTGTTAAATTTTCATTTTTGAATGCTTTTATTCAATCATATGATAAAATAACTCAAGATGAAGTAATAAATAATTTAGATAAAAATCTTAAAAAGATTAAACTTATTGCTAATCTTGAAGATGCAAAGAATTTTATAAGATCAAAAGTATTTAAAATTAAAAGTTAAAATGATACGTGAAAATCAAAAAATAGATGAACCCTCTACAACTTTAGTAAGAGCAAAAGGTGATATGTTATATGATAATCATAGACAATATGAGAATCCAAACATTATTGAAGTTAGATTAGAAGGCAAAGAAGCTTTATATGCTGCTATTGTTACAGCAAAAGCTCTTGCTACAGAAACTGCAAAACCTTTATGGTATAGAGTTATAAATTATTTAGAAGAAAAATACAAGATAAAGTATGGATAGAGATAAAGTACAAGCTGAAGCTCTAAAGAAAACTATAGGTATTAACAGATGTGGTTTAGCACTAGCTACAGGTGTCGGTAAGACACTTGTAGCACTAAATCATTTAGAGAATCATTATTCTCCTATGTTAAACATATTAGTAGTTGCACCAAAACTATCAATTTTTGATAGCTGGAGAGCAGAAGCAAGGAAGTTTGATAAAGAAAAGCTTTTAGTAAGAGCTACATTTACAACTTACTTAAGTTTAAATAAACAAAATCCCAAGGACTTTGATATAGTATATCTAGATGAATGTCACAGTTTATTAGATTCTCATAAAGAATTTTTAGATAACTATAATGGTAAGATTTTAGGTCTTACAGGTACACCGCCCAAGTATCCCAAGTCTGAAAAAGGTAAATTAGTAAATGAATTTTGCCCAATTGTATATGAATTTGTTACTGATAGTGCTGTAGATAATAATATTCTTAATGATTATCAGATAATTGTACATGAGCTTGAATTAAGCACAAAAAATAATTATCTAGTAGAAATGAAGAATAAAAGTTTTAGAACTTCAGAACAAAAGAATTATGGATACTGGTGTAACAGAATTGATTCTGCATCAGGCCCATTGCACATTTTACGTGTAATGAGAATGAAAGCTATGATGGAGTATCCAAGTAAAGAAATATATGCTAAACTTTTATTTGCCAGCATTGAAGAAAAGTGCATTTTATTTGCTAATACACAAGATCAGGCTGATAGATTATGTCAGTATAGTTATCACAGTAATAACATAGACTCAGAAGCTAATCTTGAAATGTTTAAAGATGGTTTAATTAATAAATTATCTTCTGTAATGCAATTAAATGAAGGTGTAAATATTCCAAATCTAAGACAAGGAATTATTATGCATGCATATGGTAATGAAAGAAAAGCACAACAGAGGATAGGAAGATTACTGAGGCTTAATCCAGATGAAAAAGCTATAGTACATGTATTATGTTACAAACATACTGTAGATGAAAAGTGGGTAAAATCAGCATTAGAAACCCTAGATCAGAGTAAAATTAAATGGGCAGATTATAAGGTTAACCTGGGCTAGAGGCCGAATTCTCATTAAAAATTAGTATATTATTATATGGATGAATCTAAAACACATAAGATAACTTTGTATAATGATGATGTACTCAGTTATGATTACATCATTGGATGTTTGATTAAAATATGTGGACATACACCTATTCAAGCAGAACAATGTGCAATAATTGCACATAATAAAGGTAAGGTAGATATTGCATCAGGATCTTTTGATAGAATGTATGAAATTTTAGAAACATTAGATTACGTAAAAGTAGAAGCAAGTATTGAAGCATATGAAAGCAATTTGCATAGATAGTAGTAATAAACCAGAGGGTATTTCAGATTACGAATGGATTGAGGAAGGAGTAGTATATACTATTACTGAAGTTGTTGAATTAGCCTTACAAAAAGGTAAGTTAGGAGTTGCTTTTGAAGAAATACAATTAACAGATGCATCTGCTCCTTACAAATATTATTCTTTAGAAAGATTTCTTATAATTCCAGAAAATTTTGGTATTCGATTTGGTGATATAACTGAGTTAGATTTAAATAATTTACCTGAAAGAAATTTTACAAAACTTAAGAAAGAAGTTGATGCATATGAAGAAGATGCAGATCTGACAAATTCAATTTAAAATTTATTTATGAAAGATGCTGGTTTAACAATAACCATGTATCTTGTAGCATTATACTTTATAGTAGGTCAAATATTTATGGTCTATTTTTGGTATATGATTGCGCAAGTACATGGTTTTATGTACACATTATTTATTGGACCTTTTGAAGCTGAAATTAAAGGGCTTCTTTGGCCGTTTTTTATTTAAATTTTTCAAAATATGGGAAGAATGAAAGAAGTATTTATAGAAATTTGTAATGCCAATAATGGTCAACTGCCTGGAGATTTAACTGCAGGTGATGTTATAAGAATGAAAGAATTAGAAATTTATAATTGGGAACAGTATGAAAAAGAACTCAAAAAGGAGAGAAATACTTATACAGAAAATGAACTTAAACTTATTTCAGAGGCAAAAGAGCTTGAGAAACAGAAAGAAAAAGATCCATTCTAATAAAGTTTATATAAATAATGAGTGGGGCAATTAAAGTTCAAAAAACTAAGACTTTAGTTACAAAAGACAATAACAATAGTGCTAACTGTATAGCACCAAATCTAGTATATGGGTGTTTTGGTGGTTGTGTAGATACCTATTGTTATATGTCTAGGTATAATGGTCATAGAGTATTTGTAAATGAGAATGTAGATGATATATTTAATTCTGTTGTAGAATGGGAAAAAGGTTTTACCAAGGTACCTGATCAGCAGGATCCTGTGTATACTATGGTAGATATTGCATGTAACACTGATTTAGTGCTAATGCAAAAGTTTTTACCTGAACCTTTAATAGATTATCTTAAAAGATATGATAATCACCCTACCTTAAATTCAACTATGGCAACTAAGTATCCTAGTTTGTTGAAACTTGACGTCAAAAAGTTCAACAAAAAACCAAGGGTAAGAGTTAGTTTAATGCCACAAAGATTTGCAGACGTGTTAGAGCCTAAGATGCAGAAGGTTGCAAGAAGGATTCCTGAAATTAATAGACTTAAGGACCTTGGGTGGGAAGTGCACGTTAACTATAGCCCTCTTGTTTTCTACAAGAAATGGAAACAAGACTACAGTGAGTTGTTTAAGATGGTAAAGGATGTAGCAGGAGAAAATAAATGTGAGGTAATTGCATTAACTAATCATGCTAATCAAATGGCACGGTCTTCTGCAGAGGCCAAAGAATTAATGAGCCTGAGCTATGAAGTAAAAAACAGTTCAGGTGTTATGAGATATCCTTTGAAACATAAAACAAGGTTACTTGAGGAGTTTAAAGAACTTTACTCACAGTACTTTGATTTAGATACAATAAGGTATATCTTTTAACTGATGCACCCATAGCTCAGATGGATAGAGCAACTGCCTTCTAAGCAGTAGGTCTTAGGTTCGACTCCTAATGGGTGTACTATGAATGAAGCAATAGATTTATTAAGAAAGTTGGAAATAGCTATTAGAGATGGTGAAGACATCAAAAAGCAGTTAATACTTCTTGCAAGTATTAGAATATTAATTA